GGCAAACGTGAACACCACTGCAACAGCAGCTGGTGCTGCGACCCTGAACGTTCAATTGCAGACCAGCCCGGATAACTCCACATGGACCACGCTGTACGACAGCGGCACGCTGGCACTGGCAGCGCTGACAGCTGGTAAGCGCCTGTTCTCTGCCAAGGTTCCGGCAGGTGTTCAGCGCTATCTGCGTGTCAACTACGTGGTCGGTACCGGCCCGCTGACTGCTGGCGCGTTCACCTCGGGTATTAACCTGGATGTTGACAACAACACTCCATACTACCCAATCCGCTCCAAAGTGACAGGCTAAGGTGACAGCTATGGAAAAAGCAAAATACCGAGTCCTGCGCTTATCCCATATTCACAATAACCTCTGGCCGGAAGGCTCTGAGATTGAATATGACGGTGAGCCAGGATCGGCGCTTGAGCCAATCAACGCAGCGGCGAAGGCGGCAAAGAAAAAGGCAGACCAGAAGCGTGGAATCGTGCCCGTTGATTCTCAACCTGAGCAAAAGGTTGAAGATGAGGTCGCTGAAGAGACAGGCAGTAACGATGCCAATACCTTCAGTGAAGATGAAGCCTCGCTACGCCAGCAGTACGAAGAACTTTTCAACCAGAAGCCTGGCAACATGAATGTTGAAACGATCAAAGAACGTATTGCTGAAGAACGGCAGAAACTGGGCGTCTAAGCCTCGCTAAACAAACAGGGGGCTTCGGCCCCCTTCTTGCAGGAGTCCGTTATGGAACTGGTAAACCTCAAAACCGGCACCGATACCTATCAGGATGAGGATGGAAAAACCCAGACTCGCGATGATTATCCGTGGGGCTTGTGCATTGAGCTGAACAACGAGACGCTCGCCAAGCTCAAGGCAACGCCACAATCCGCAGGCACTGAAGTGATGATCACCGCTAAAGCCATCATTCGCTCCACTTCTACCCGCGAAACGGAAGATGGCATGCAGCATAACGCCAGCTTGCAGATCACTGACATGGCACTCAGTCCGGTATCTGGTGAACAGCCCAAAACCGCCGCGCAAACGCTCTATGGTGGGGAGGATGATTAATGGCCTCCGTTATCGAGATCTGCAACCGTGCGCTGAGCAATATCGGCAACAGCCGCAGCATTAACAGCCTGAACGAGGCCAGCAAAGAAGCCGACCAGTGCTCCCTGCATTTCGATGCGTGTCGCGATGCTGCGCTGGCTGACTTCGACTGGAACTTTGCCACCAAACGCCTGGCGCTGGCAGATACCAATAATCCTCCGCCGGACTGGCAATACGCATACCAGTACCCGACTGACTGCGTGCGCATCACCGAAATTATGGTGCCCGGTGTTCGTAACCCTACGGCTGCCATGCGCATCAACTATGAGGTAGGGGCCAACGCGGACGGAACTGGTAAGCTGATCTACAC